ATGATCAGATTATGTCTATGTACGAGTTAATCACATCATTAGCAGAGTCTCTCGAGGACATGTCCGAATACGTAGAAGACTTAACCAAGGAACTGTATGAATACAAACAAGCCAGACATCGAAGAGTTAAGAAAAACTATTCTTATGTTAAGAATTAAAGAAGTACAACAAGAAGAACTAATCGCTAAGGCATTTGAAGTAGCGCATGACATTCACTCTCGTTATGTTGAGTTAAGCGATACTTTACTTAAATTACTTGAGAACAGTGAGAAAACAAAGTAACAACAGCAGATGGGTAATCCGCAGGCGAATGGCCTGGCTGTCTCTCTTTGGCGGACTATTATTCCCTGGACTTGTATTGTTCTCTGAGTCAGATCAGTTGGGTGCTATTGCTGGAGCATTCTATTTGTTTGTATCAGCAGTCGTTGGTGCGTACATTGGATTCTCTACTATGGATGACAAATGGCATAAACTTAGCGATCCTCCTGAATCCACAGAACCCGATGAAGCGTCATACACTGACCCAGAGGATCGATTTAGGTAACCATTTTGACATAAATATCTGACTCATAAAGGAGATACAATGTCTGATGAGGCGATGCCAACAGGTGGCAAAAAGAAACCTGGTCCCAAAAAGGGAGATAGAGAAGTAAAAGTTGAAATGGATGTTATTCTTGTTGGTCGAGACAAGAAAGCGATTCGAAAAGAAGAAGTCTTTCGTCTTGCTGCAATGGGTTGTAAAGACACCGAGATATCGAATTGGTTTGGGGTAGATGACAATTCCTTACGGTACAACTTTAGCGCAGAACTCAAAACAGGTCGCGAAGCATTAAAGCAGTCACTAAGACAAGCGCAGATACAAACGGCTCTCAGTGGTAACGCAACGTTATTAATTTGGTTGGGTAAGCAATACCTTTCACAAACAGAGAATGGTGCTTCTAACGATGAGAACAAAGCATTACCATGGAATGATGAAGATTAAACATGTTTGTAGAGTTCGCCACGAGCAATGCGTCTAACTAATTCTGTCTTGCAGTTAAATTCTTTTGCGAGTTCTTTTAAGTTAGAACCGTTATTCTTGCCTACGCGAGTGCCGACAACAGCACGAGATTTAATTTGTCGTGCTTGCTCGTCTGTTAAAGATGCGTGTGCTTGTCTTTCGCCTTTAGGGGCAACTGCTCGTCCTTTTAAGAGTTTGTCTAAATTGTTGTCTTGTACAGTTCCGATTCTTAAATGTGCAGGATTAACGCAAGAAGGATTATCGCATTCGTGCATTATAACGTGTCCTGGAGGAATAGTATGGCCTTGAACCAGCATCATAAATCGATGTGCACTACTATGTTTAAATTTGTTGGAATCAACTGTTTTGTAAGCAAATCTCTGATATCCATCTCGGTCCTTACAACTTTTAAATTCCCAACATCCCTCTTTTTTAACAACCTTGTTCCAAAATCTAATAATGGATTTTTGTTCAATCATTTATATTCTCCTAATCAACTCCACAAAGTATTTATATGAAACTCTCAACTCCACAAAAAGTTATTTCTCGTTCTGAAAGGAGGTTCCGTGTCGTTGTGGCCGGAAGGCGATTTCGGCAAGTCTTATTTGGCTATGAACGAGATGGCCAAGATTGCACGTTATCCAAATAAGCAAGTCTGGTACATCAGTCCAACGTATAGGATGTGTAAACAAATCATCTGGGAACCGTTAAAGGACGAACTAACTAGACTCAATTGGCTTAAGAAGTCTAACGAAACTGATCTGACTCTTACATTGGTTAACGGAAGCAAGATATCTTTGCGCGGCGCAGACAATCCTGATTCATTACGGGGTGTGTCATTAGACTTTGTTGTATTCGATGAATTTGCATTCATCGACGAGAAAGCATGGACTGAGGTAATACGCCCTACGTTATCTACTAATCAAGGGTCTGCAATGTTCATTACTACACCGTGCGGAGTAAGCAACTGGGCTTATGATCTGTTTAATAAAGGTAAAGATGTAACTAATGATCAATGGGAATCGTTCTCTTTTACTACATTAGATGGCGGATATGTAACTGCTGAGGAAATAGAACAAGCCAAACAAGATTTAGATGAGAGAACATTTAGACAAGAGTACTTGGCTGACTTCACTACAGCAAGCAACCTGATCTATTACGCATTTGATAGAAAACAGAACGTAAGGCAGTTCACAAGAGAAGTTCCGCAAGTCTTACACATTGGACTTGACTTTAACGTAGGGCAGATGTCAGCAGTGGTCTTTGTTCATGAAGGAAATATCGCTTATGCAATCGACGAAATCTCTTTGCTATCTTCTAACACCGCAGAAATGGTTAACGAAATCAGAAACAGATACCCTAAACAAAAGATCATCGTCTACCCAGACCCAGCAGGAGCCGCTCGCAAGACTTCTGCTGCCTCCGGTGTCACAGATCACTCAATTCTCTACAACGCAGGATTCACAGTAAAAGCACCTAATGCACATAACCCAGTTAGGGACGGTATTAATGCAGTGAACAGTAAGTTATGTTCTGCTGACGGGACAAGAACGTTCTTCATTGATCCTAAGTGCAAGAAGACAATCGAATCATTAGAGAAGCATTCGTATAAAGAGAATAGTAGCATTCCTGACAAAGATAGTGGGTTTGATCACTTCTCTGACGCCCTTCGATACTTTATTGACTACGTGTTCCCAGTAAGACGAAACATTCCAGTAACTGAACCCCGTAGATTCGGGCATAGTATCACATAAATAAATTAAGACTCAAAGGAACCTATATGTCTGATGTTAAAAACATTCTATCAACAAACGCACTTCACACCCAGAACAAAGAACAGTGGCTTTACCTCTATAACTCGTATGTGGGTGGAAAGGCATATAGAGACGCAAACTACTTAACTCGATACACATTAGAGACCGACAAAGAATACACTGCACGTCTACAGAGTACTCCATTGGACAATCAATGCAAGTCAGTTATCTCTGTTTACAATAGTTTCTTGTTTAGGCAAGAGCCTGCACGTGAATTAGGCACAATGGTCAACACAGATGAGGTCATTGATTTTCTTATTGACGCTGACTTTGAAGGACGATCGTTTAATGACTTTATGAAAGAAGTCAGCACTTGGTCGAACGTGTTTGGCCACTGCTGGGTTGTTCTTAGTAAGCCGAACGTTAATGCAGTTACACGAGCCGACGAACAGGCTCAAGGTGTTCGCCCATACGTATCGTTGATGACTCCCTTAGTTGTTATTGACTGGAGGTGGGAACGTACTCCCGCTGGTCGCTATGAATTAGCGTATCTCAAGTACATTGAAGAAGTTAACGGCGACATACAAACAATCAAAGAATGGACTAAAGAAGCAGTTATGACTTATGTTGTTGATGTTCAGCACGAGACATTAATTGATTCAACTGAAGAAGAAAACCAATTAGGTGTTATCCCAGCAGTCATTGCGTACAGTGATCGCAGTATTGTACGTGGATTGGGTGTATCACAGATTGCAGACATCGCAGACATGCAGAGGTTCATTTACAATTGTACCTCTGAGGTAGATCAAAGCATTCGACTTGATTCACATCCATCATTGGTAACTACCTCTGACACGCAAGTCGGTGTTGGTGCTGGTGCGATCATACAGATGCCTGAGAACTTAGACGGAAACTTAAAGCCGTACGTGCTTGATTTCGCTGGAGCAAACATCACTAACATCTACAATGCAATCAACAACACGGTTCAGTCGATTGAGAAGATGGCAAACATTGGCGGAGTACGTGCTACTGAGTCACGTGTGCTAAGTGGAGTTGCACTTGAGACTGAGTTTCAATTACTCAACTCTAAACTATCGGCATTAGCAGACAACTTAGAGTTAGCAGAGGAACAGATCTGGACGCTGTTTGCGTTGTATCAGAACACAACATACAACGGATACATTGAATATCCTGGATCATTTAACATTAAAGACACGAGCACAGATATTGCTAACTTAAAGACAGCAAAAGAAGTAGCAACCGACCCAGCATTGCTTCGTGAAATCGACGATCAATTAGCAGTATTGCTGGGAATTGAAGACTTTTCAAGCGTTATTCAAAACGGCGAAAGTATAGACTAAATAAAAATGCAATTTAACCTTAGAGAGGGCGAGGGACAATGACCGATCAAACATTGGCTAATGAAGATACTGGTACTTCAGAAAACAACACCCAGGCAGCAACAAGCAAAACTTATACGCAAGATGAAGTCAACGACATGATGGCTCGAATGAAAGGCAGCATTGCCAAGAAGTACGAGAAGAAGTTTGAAGACTTAGGTGACATCGACGAATTACGTGCACTAAAGACTGAAGCAGAGAAGCGTCAGCAAGCAGAGCAAATTAAACGTGGTGAGTTTGAGAAGACGTTACAAGAACTTGCAGGTAAGAAAGATGCAGAGATTGCTAAACGTGATACTATCATCCGAGAATATAAAGTGAACACACCATTACTATCAGCAGCCGCAAAATACAAAGCAGTTAATGCTGATCAAGTCAAGGCATTGTTAATTAACAGTCTTAGGCTAACTGAAGATGGTGACGTTGCAGTAGTAGATGACAAGGGAAATACTCGTTACACAGATTCTGGCACGTCGTTCTCAGTAGACGACTTGGTTCAGGAATTCTTACAAAAGAACCCACACTTTGTTCAGCCTACTCCATCAACCACTATGACTCGAAGCAATGTTGTTGCTGATAGTAATGGAAAAGTAGATATCACGAAACTTGATATGAAAAACCCTAAAGACCGTGAACTGTATAAGAAATACAGGACAGAACACGGAATTGCCTAACACTTCTAAGGAGAATTAATAATGGCTAACGAAATCACAACCAACACTACGAGTCTAAACGACTTACTACCTTCTATTGTACAAGAAGCACTATTCATCGCTTCAGAGCGTTCTTTAATGCGTAATCTTGTTAAGAATTTCAACATGGGTATGGGACAGGGCAAGACTGTTACTGTGCCGATTTACAGCAATGTTACGGCTGCTGGTCTAACTGAAGCAGACGACATGTCTGCTACCGCAGTTAGCACTGATGGTGCAGTACTAACAGTTAGCGAAGCAGGTATTATGGCTCGCGTGTCTGATCTTTCGTTGAATGCTTCTGCTTCCAACGTTATCGCTGACTTAGGTCGTTTGTTCGGTGAGGCAATTGCTCGCAAGATGGACAAAGACCTAACTGCACTGTTTGCTGGCTTCAGCACAGTTGTTGGTGGCGCAACCACTACTGCTACAGCGGCTCACATTTTCCAAGCAGTTGCTAAGTTACGTGCTGCTGGCGTCCCTGGCTCAGACTTGTTCTGTGTGTTGAACCCATTAGTTGCTTATGACATCAAGTCTGCATTGACTAACACCTATGCTAACCCAAATGGTGGTTTCGTGCAGAACCAAGCAATGGCAACCGGTTTTATTGGTACTATCGCTGGTGTTCCAGTTTACGAAAGCGCAAACGTTGGTCACACAACTGGTGACTCTGTTGGTGGTCTATTCCACCGTGATGCTCTTGGCCTTGCAATTATGAAGGACATCAGCATTGAACTACAACGTGATGCATCGATGCGTGCCACTGAAGTTGTTGCTACTGCACAATACGGTGTTGGCGAATTAGTTGACGCATACGGTGTTGCTATGAGTTTTGATAGCACACTTGCTGACGCTTAATAGAGGATAACAGTAATGCCCTTCATCAAACAAAACCAAGTAACAATTAGTTTTGCTGAGTATCAGGATATCGTTGATCGTGATCAACGGCTATTTGATGCCAATGAGGGGCTAACTGAAGACGTAGTTGAACCTCTTTTAGTTAGAGCAACCGAGCGGATTCTTACAAAGGTCCGCTCGACTAACTGGTGGGTCGATCTACAACCAACGAGTACTATTAGTGCAGTTGATCCTGATTCAATTCTCGCAAGACAAAATGACTTTACTGACCTATGTGTGTATGAGGCTTTGGCTGAATACATATTACCTATGGTCGCTGACTTTGGTACTGAGGACAATGCAGAGTATCGCAAACTTGGTTACTACAAGCAGAAAGCAGATGACTTGTTTATTGAATTGATCACAGACGGCTCCTGGTACGACTTTGATGGTGACGGAGTAATCGCCACAAGCGAGAAGATCCCTGGTAAGATCAATCTAAAGAGAGTGCGATGAGAGAAGAGTTCATTAGTTACATTAAAGCGTTGAAACTGAAGACATTTAAGGTGTCTGAGGAATTGCCGTTTAGTAATTCTGGAACTGTGATGTACTTGAAGAACCCTAAGTCAATTTACGTTGACGAAGATCAAATCACAACAGAAGAGTTTCTTTCTGTTTTAAATGGTTCAAACATCGACGCACAAATTACTACAGTTAAAGTTTACCTCGCAAGCGATGCAAAACAACAGCCAACTGAGTATCAGACGTTAGTTAATGCGATGAGAAATGCAAAGACTGTGTTAGGCAGTGCTTTCTTTAAAAAGGAAGTGCAAGTCACTACAGAGTTTGAGAACGACTTACAAGTTACAACGTTTGAATACACATTCACTAACATTCTATAAAGGACATGAAACATGGCATCTGATTACATTTTATCAGCAGCAGGAAGCACTAACCCAATCCTAACACTTTCGACAAGTGTTACTGGCGACTTGGCTATCCCAACGCTACAAGACGTTACAATTAACAACGCTAACGACGTTTTTAGTTGGGCGCAATTAAACGAGGCTGCAAAGTTGCAGGTACCTACCACAGCAACTAACAGCATTAGCACTAACATTGTTGTTGAAGAAACTTCGTTCTTCGGTAATGC